CAACTTTTTGATTTTCATCTTGAGTCCTAAGAACTGAAAGCGTTTCTCTGCATTCATCAAAGAAAAATCTTGGGCCTTCGCCATCTTGCGAAAGACGTAGAACCAAGAAAGGCCCATCACGAGGCTGTTGCCGAGCGATGTGTCGGCTCCGCCAGTGTCGCGAATGGGTCGATTTCTCTTATTAATGCGGAGAGTTGCTTGATCTGTGGGATCTTTTGATCTAACTGTATATGAATTGTGGGCAAGTTCTGAAAGCAACTTGATGGTGGAAGAGTCGACGCCTAAGCGCCGGCAAACTTTCCATGCAACACCAAGAGGTCCGAAAGATTCGGATTGGTCGTACATTGTTGCGTCACCTTCAAAAGTGAAGAGCTGACCTTCCCAAGAAACAACGACAAATGAATCATCTCCGCTCACGATGATGGCAGCAAAATTGCCGGTGTTTGCCATGACACGGACGAACCATTTAGATAGGTCCGCGTCGGTAGCAGCGCCAGCGTAAGCCAGTGAGTAGGAAAAGTTCTTATGCGTTTTGAATATGGGTTTCATAGGCCACTCTAGTTTGAGGTTCTGCTGGGCCCTCCATATAGGGGGACCAACAAGCACCTGGACTTTTGGAGACACGTTAATTATTACGCGGGGTTTCAGTTGAGCTTTGCCTTCATCGAATTTGAAAAGCAATTCGTTAGATTTCATGAAAAGAGGAGTGTTTGCCGCGCTGGCCGCATAGGATTCCCAGCTTTCACTGGAAAGACCTAAGAGAAGAGCAGCATATTTCTTTCTTTTCTTTTGATCGAAATGTTCCAACCAGGCGTCTTTTTCATCTTCCCAAGAGATCAAAGGATAGACCTCCAGGGGCAATCCTCTACGGAAAGCTTTCTTCCAATTCTTCTGTTGTATTCTGGGGGCACAAGGAGGAACCGCCAAGATTCTGAAGCGCACTGCCGCAGCAAGATTGGCATCTGTACAGGCCGGAACGTAACCAGGAATTTGAGAAGGAAGAAAAGTGAAGAAGAAAGTCGGGTTTCTTTCTTCGCGGAAAGGCATATTTCCAGTAACTATGAGATCCGAGCATTCCATAGGGTAAGGAGAATTTACACTCTCACTTCTTGGAAGCAAAGCTAGATGACAGGGAAAAGGCTCAAGAACAGGTTTAGCACAAGGAGACAGCACTCGTTCCGTCCAGGGTTCCAAATAGAATAGGGACCTCCAACTGAGAAAAGAACCCACAGTGGGTGTTTCTGAGTGAGGTATATAAGAAAAGTGGGATCCTGAGTGAAGCAGAGCAGCTGCATTGAAAATCATGTGCACCAAAATGGCTTGGGCCAAAGGCGATCTTCTAGTCAATTCGTGCATAGCCATGGCAGGAGCAGCGGCATAAGCTATGCTAGAACAGGACATGCCCATTCTAGAAAAT